GGTGCTATGATTGAGAAGGCAAACGGATTGTATAAGCGCTATCGTGGCGCTGCTTCTTTGGAAACAAAGAGTATCCACGGACAAGCAACTCGTAATGTTGAAGGTGAATCAACTATTGTTCCATTTAAGGGAAAGGTAAAGTTTGTGGTGGATGGACTTTTGGATGGATTACGTTCTGCACTATCCTATGCAGGAGCAGAGAGTTTACAAGAGTACTTCCCAGAATATGTGGTGGTGACCAATGCGGGTATGGCAGAGGCAAGACCACACTTACTGTAATCGGAGGAACCTATGAGATACTTCGCAAGTATAATCGTAGCACTGATGGTTATAATAGCAGGGTCAGTAAAATCGGTACATGTGCCAAATGGTATTGTTCGGTCAGAACCAACAGAATTAGAAAGATTTCTTGACCATATGGCAGAACGTGAGAGTGACAATACACCTCATGTAGTTAATAGATTTGGTATGATGGGAAAGTATCAATTTGACCCAAATACGATTCGAGTACTTGGATTCAAAGTTACCAGTGCTCAATTTCTAAAAAACGTACAACTTCAAGATAGTGTAATGGTTAGCTACATGCGAGCTAATAATATGTCATTGAATAACTTAATTGACCGATATGATGGGCGCGTATTTAAGGGCATTCGTATTACTCGGTCCGGAATTCTCGCTGCCGCGCATTTAGCGGGGGCAGGAAATGTAAAAAAGTACTTCTCTGACAATGATGCAAACGGTCGAACGGACGCAAATGGTACCTCTATTCGTAACTATTTAGAGGAATTCAATAAATACAAACTACGGGAAAGATTTTAATGCTTATTTTTTTGGTTGTGGTCTTGACAATTCTTGTTGCGTTATTATCTTTCGCAACATATAATATGTTAAGAAAAAATGAAGAATTAGAGGACGCTATTAATCAGTTTTACGGACGCACAAACGCCACCGTAAGACTTATGCGTTCTATAGATAATCGTCAAATGTTTGAGCGTGACGATGAAGTAGGAACGGTGTTTAAACAATTGGTTGAATGTGTAGATTTGTTATATGCATTCGTTACGGAGATTCGTGATGGTAATAACAACGAGGAAGAAGAGCGATAAAGTCTATTTCACAGAGGATACTGAAAAAGCGATAATCGCATACAATAAATCAGATGACCCCGACACTCGGGAACAATTATTTAGAAGTAAAATTCAAGGACCGCTTGATAAGCTAGCAGAAAACGTTATCAATCGGTTCAAATTTCCATATATGGAGGGTACCTTCGACGAGATTAAGGCGCAGGTAGTCTCTTTTCTTGTTATCAATCTTCATAAATTTACAGAAGATAAGGGAAAGGCATTCTCATACTTTAGTGTAATTGCTAAGAATTACTTGATTTTACATAATAATAACTCGTATAAGGAAGAAAAGCGGGTATTATACTTTTCAGACCAGACCGAAGATTCCTTTACACTGGAAGAAATGCTAATTGTAGAACCAGAAACACGTGATTCTACGGTGGATATGAAGGAATTCCTCAAATTATTAGTCCAATACTGGGAGTTCAACACTACAAAGATATTCAAGAAGAAACGTGATATCGAAATAGCAACCGCAATTGTCAAATTGATTGAACGAATAGATAATATTGATAATTTTAACAAAAAAGCCCTTTACCTTATGGTACGGGAAATGACCAATTATAAGACCGCCCACATTACCAAGGTCATTAATAAGATGCGACCCCACATTATACGGATGTTGGGGGAATTTCGTGTAAACGGACATCTTTCCGACCCATCCTCCTATTTCTCGTATAAAAGATAATTCTTATCTATTTATAATATAGGAATTTAGGAGGTTTCAATGGATATCAATTCAGAATTATATGATGGGAAAAGTCTGGCCGATATTTTCTCAGAAATACACAAAAATACAGACAGTAAACGAACCCAAATCAACTCGTTTATTATGAAAATGGTCCAACTCATCCGCACGCCAGAAGATGCTGCAGTGATTGGACCTATTGTGCAGGGATTTATCGAAGTAAATGTCAAGAATGACGAACATTTAGTCCGCGTTGCACAAATCGCACAACGTATTGTGTCTGTTGGTGTCAAGTCTAATGCATCTTTGGACGGTTTGTTGTCTGAAGAAGAAAAGAACGCACTTCTTGGTGATATTAAAGTAGAAATCCAAGGACTTCAAGAGGATGTGAAGGACTTGGATGACGTTTTTGCGAGCAGTAAAAAATGACGATAGCTCGGTATGGGTTTGATATCAACCAACCTGGGGCTTCTAGCTATCCAAGAATAGCTATTCGTCAACCATCTGCTTATAGAAGTGGATTAGTTGTTGACGTAATTACAAATGAAACACATAAAGAATATAGCGAAGATGGTAGTAACGTTGGGTATATTAAGTTTAGAGCAATCCCGTATGACCAGAACGAGGCAGAAAACAACTTAAACTGGATTCCGCCTATTGAGTCTAATATACAAGAGTATCCTCTTATAGACGAAATTGTTATGATTATGTTGGTAGCGGGGAAACCATACTATAGTAGAAGAATCAACACTACCAACAAGATTACTGACGGTTATCTATTAGAAATATCGACCAAATATGCCCCAACGCCAGCATCGGACGAACCTAATTCGGAAAACTCTCGTCTTGCTGCTAGTGGAGTCAGAACGGGAGAATTAAATAAACCGACTCCGATTGGTGCTTCTATTGTTAGTAATGTATACACCCTACCAGTTCGGTCATTTGAAGGTGACACGATTCTACAGGGCAGATTCGGAAATATTATTAGAATGGGGTCAAGTCAGTTTACTAATCCCAATAATACAGTACCCGATGCTAACATTTTAATAACAGCTGGGCAGTGGGAAACTCCGACAGAGTTATCTACTAGAACAAAAACAAGTTATTCTTTGACATATGAAAATATTAATAAGGATAAAAACTCTATTTGGATGGTAGTAAACGAAAAAGTACCGTTTTTGGCAGCAACAACAAAGACAAATTCTACCCAAAAGGCTCATTTACGGTCATGTTCTACCCCCACCGCTGAGTATACTGGGGCACAAATGTTTTTGAGCTCGGATAGACTGGTACTTAACAGTAAAAATAATGAAATTTCGCTCTTTTCTAATACCCAAATTAACCTGAGTAGTTTGAACGATATTACGGTAGATTCTGAAACTTCGATTAGAATGACTGCGAATAATATGGTATCTATTTCGAGTCCAAAGATATTTATAGGTTCGGAGAATGCTAACGAACCGTTAGTTTTGGGAAATAAGTTAGTGCAGTTTCTTAATGAGTTTGTAGCAGTATTTTCAAGTGTTCCTGCGGCAGTAATAACAACAGCGGGACCAGCACCATTTAATCCCGCGTTGTTAAGTCAGTTAAAAACATTACAGTCTAAGTTATCGGCAGCAGATTTTATAAGTAATGATAATTTTACAACAAAAACCAACTCAATTACCATTAAAAATACATCACAAAGTCAATTAATACAAAAACAAACGTTAGATGCTACACGGGCAGAAAAGCCGTTTACTCTAAGAAAGAGTATCACCAGTAGAGGATAAATTATGGATAAAGCATTGTTTAGAGCATACGTAAAAGAACTTGTAAAAGAAGCGGTGGAAGAAGAAGTTAAAAAAGTTCTTCCTAAGTTACTCGGTGAAGCTGTTGCAGAAGTAAAATCACTTCAAGAATCTACACCGACCGCAACACCAAAGTCAAAACTTTCACGTGCTCAATTAGCAGAAATGATGGGATTAGACCGGATAGGCGACACAATAGTTGCAACAACAGGAAAGGTAATGCCTACACCACCCAGAGGGATAGAAGAAGATAATCCTGCATTTCAAGCAATCAACAAGGATTATTCCGCTATGATGAAAGCAATGGGATTGAGTAAGTAAATATGGCACAACAGTATGTAGGCATAACCCTTCCCTTAAAAAGAGGAAACACGGGGTATTTTTCACAATCTACCACCATTCTAGAACAAACAAAGTCAAATCTTAAAAATTTGATTTTAACTAGAAAAGGTGAACGGGTCGGGTTGCCTACATTTGGTTGTGATTTGTGGAAAGTTATCTTTGAACAAATATCAGATGAAACCAAAGAACAAGCAAGACTTGTAATTATAGAAGCTATAGACAATTGGTTACCTTTCTTGGAACTTGTCGAATTCGACATCACAGAAAATACAGCTGAAAACCGCTTAGAACTTTATTGTTTATATCGGTTTAGAAGTAATCCAAACGTAACGGATTCGGTTACAATTGAAGTTGGGGGTGAGCAAGCTCTATCTGAAGTAAGCACATCCGACACATCAGCTACTACAATCCGAGGCCTTGTTCGAGGAACAGTGCCGGGTAGATAAATTTAAATTAGGAGTACTAGATGGCTAGTAATCAGAGTATAATCATACAACCACGGCCAAATGTCAAGAGAATTAATTATATTTCTAAGACATTTACCGACTTTAGACAAAATCTTATAGAGTTCGCAAAGTCATATTACCCAAACACATACTCGGATTTCAATGAATCTTCCCCAGGTATGATGTTTATAGATATGGCTGCCTACGTCGGTGATGTTCTTTCGTTTTATATTGATAACCAATTTAAAGAAAATTTACTTGCATACGCTGAACAAACTGAAAACGTAGTCACACTCGCTCAATTTCTCGGATACAAACCAAGATTAACAGCACCTGCTACAACCAGCGCAACCGTATACCAAATCGTCCCAGCTAAACTTACGGATGGGGTATATTCCCCAGACCCGTTATATTTGTTAAAAGTTGGCGCAGGAACTATATTTACCACCAATGACCAAAGCCCAATACAATTTAGATTAATTGAGGATATAGATTTCAGTGATATCACGGAATCTAACTATATTATTAACTCATTGGCTGGCGGTTTACCTTCCACATTTATAGTAGAAAAACAAGCAAAGTTAGTTGCCGCCGTAGCAAAGACGGCGACTTTTAATTTTGGTACCGCCCAAAAGTTCACTACAATAACATTACCAAATGAACCAATTATCGGAGTTGAAAGTGTAGTAGATTCTGATAATAGTACGTGGTACGAAGTAGATTATTTGGCACAAGATGTCATTATGGATGACGTAGATGTAACAAATAATAATGAAGATGGCGTCATGCCAAGTGCAAAGTTAAGATTACGTAAGGTACCAAAAAGATTTACAACAAGAGTTAATAGAAATTTACGAGTAGAATTACTATTCGGCTCAGGAACAGGCGATGACTCTGAATTAAATCTGACTTTAGATTCTCGCCAAGTCGCAAATAATCAATATGGTAATATTATTAAGAATGTGCTAGGAAACACTTCAGTAAATAACGTAAATTTCCTAAACAGTAATGCATACGGAATTGCCCCAGCAAACACTACACTTACTGTAACCTATTTAGTTGGTGGTGGCACAAGTACAAACACTCCGTCAAATACAATTGTAAATGTAAGTAACCCAATTATTTTAAATGACACTACCGCATATTCTACCGCAGAATTATCCGCGTTTAATACTGCGGTACAAAGTTTGTCTGTAAATAATGAAGAACCAGCCACGGGTGGCGGTGACGGGGAGTCTACAGAAGAAATCAAACAAAATGCATTAGGATTCTTCAACGCACAAAACCGTGTGGTCACGGTAGATGATTATATTATTAGAGCACAAGCGTTACCCGAAAAGTACGGTAGAGTTGCAAAAGCTTATGCTATCCGTGACGAACAAATAAACAGAATTCAAAGTACCACATCATCAGACCGTACATATGTAGACAATCCAGTACGTCCAAATACTATAAATCTATATACCTTGGGATATAATAAGGCTGGAAACCTCGCTACACTAAATACGATTGTAAAAGACAATTTAGCACGTTATCTAGAACAATACCGTTTGATGACGGATGACGTAAACATTCTTGATGCGTTTATCATTAATATCGGTGTTCAATTTGAAATCGTAGTATTTAAAAACTATAATATGCGGGATGTATTGACTCGTTGTATTGGTGAAATTCAAAACTTCTTCTCTATCGACAAGTGGTCTATCGGTCAACCAATTATTTTGGCTGATTTAAGAAATGTCATTAATACAATCGATGGCGTTAAGACATTAAGAAATATTGAAATTTTCAACAAGTACCAATTCGTTGACGGCGTAGAGTATCAACCATATCGCTATCCAATCGATGAAGCTACTATTGATGATGTTATTTATCCAAGTCTCGACCCAAGTATCTTTGAGTTGAAGAATCCACAAACAGATATCATAGGGACCGCATCACAATGAAAATATTCCTAACCGCCAGTAAAGACACAACCATTTACCAAGCATATCCAACAAATAATGCTGGCTTGGATGAAATTCTTGAAATTGGTAAAGTGGTAGATACCGCATTAGTCGAACCCAGTTATATTTCGGCATCGGCTAGAACTATGTTATATTTTGAATTACCGACAACGGCAAGTGTTTCCACGGGGTAAAATTATTATTTAAATTTGAAATTAGCACAAG